TGTAATGATGTCCTTAAGGCAGTCCGTTATGATCTGATTACAGGTGGTAATGCTGGTGCATTTGCGATGACACAAGACTGGTTTGATGGTGAAGGTAACTTCATTGCATTCCAAGATGTTGTTAGATCTCAGATCCTATTCGCTCTAACAAGATGTAGAGAATATATTAAGAGTATCATGTATCTTGTTGGTACTGATAGTGTTTGGGACAACTATGATGTATGGCAACCAAATGACAGACTTGAGTGGAATCAGGAAGCAGTTGAGTTTATAATTGACTCTTCACTTAACCCAATCGAGTTTGCTCTAGAAAGATCTTCCTTCCCAACAGAAGCAAGAGTTACATTCGTTGCATCTACTGATGCTATTAACAGAGTTACCAAGTATGAGGTAGGTTGGGATTATAATACTGACCCTGCATTGGTTACACTAACTCCTGAAGTTGAAGTTGGATTTGATCGTGCTGAGTATAGAATTAGAATTAATCGTGCTAACAACTTCAGACGTGGTGATGTATTAAGTTACATTCCTGCATCTGATACATCCCTAAGTGGATTGACAGGTCAACCATTCTTCTATTGCTTGACTGCTACTGCTGAGTGGTTTGAAATTGGTGCTTCTTACATCCACGATGGAAGATTCAGAGTATTACAAGTTGATACAAGTAATTCTGGATCACAAATCATGGCAGTTGTACAGAGAAGTGGTATTACTCGTAACGCTCCAGTATATGCTATAGATCCTTCTGATACTCCAATCCAAGGTGGATTCAATCCTGCTGACGTTATCTACGGTAGTGTTTCGGGTGCTGAGTCTGAGATAGGAAGAATTCAGGATAATGAAGCAACTATCCGTAAGATCTTTACACATTATCCTATCACTGGAATGTCAACCACAGCAGGTGGTGAGTATGAAGTCTTCTTGAATGGTGAGACTGTCCAAGTCCAAGGTGCTGGATCAAATACTGGTTTTGTAATGCAGACTAAGAAGTCTACTGATGGTACATCATTAGTTAAACTACAAACTATCGCTGGTACTATTAATCAAAATGATGTATTAGAAGGTCAGACATCTGGTGCAACAGGTACTGCTGGTATCCCAACTGATAGATTCTTACTTAATGTCTCTAGAGGTGCATTTGCTACAGGTGATTGGTTCTTCTCTAAAGCATCAAATACTGAAGGATACATTGACAACTATGTCAATAAGTCTGGATCACTAACAGGTAATACTGGTGGTCGTATCACGATTGATGTTGAAACCATTGATGCTCAGTGGGATCCTGGTGACGTTATCTACGGTAGTGTTACTGCATACATCCTTTCAGTTAAGGGTATAACTGGTACACAGATTCAACTTAACCAGTACATACATGGTACTGCGGTATATGAGTTAGATCTTGGAGTTGCAATCGTTGATATCGGCACTAATGATACCTTCCGTGTTGGTGATGAAGTATCACTCCTACAAGGTACAACTGAGAAGAATCCAGGATTCAAAGCAACTGTAACAAAATACATTAATGGATTAGAGCTTGAAAATACTGATCCTAACTACGGTATACACAAACTTTGGGTTGGTAACGTAGTTCCAGTAGGCACAGGTGAAACAATTAATGCTGTAACTCAAGGCACAAACAACATTGGTAAGATCGATCTTGGATCTAACTTCCCAAGCATATATGCTAACGTTACTAACGTAACTACAACAACTTACTCATCATACGCTAAGGTCGTATCAATCGAGCAAGTTGGTATCACTGCTGAAATTTGGGTAGAAGATGCTTCTGGGGTATTCGTTGATAATATGTCAGTCATTTCCGACTACGGATGGGGTGGTGCAGTTTCATCTGCTCGCACACTCGAAGGTCGTGTTGACAGATACTTCAGAGGATTTGATGGTCAGCAAACACAGTTTGACTTAACTATCTCTAATGGTGAAGCATACTTCCCAGATCCAGCTGGTCACTTACTCGCATTCGTTAATGGTATCCTACAGCCTCCTGGCGGTAACAACTCTTACGTTGCATTCTCAGACAAGATTCAGTTTGCTGAGCCACCTGTAATCGGATCACAATTCGTTGGTTACTACGTTGGTAAATTACGTCAGTTAGACGATATCAGTTATGAGTTTGATTCATTGAGATCTTCCTTCAACCTTAAGAGATCTGGATTATTCTACTCCTTGACTCTAACTGAAGGTGTTTCATCTAACGTTATCCGTCCTGAGAATAACATTATCGTATCACTTAACGGTGTTATACAGGAACCTGGACTCGCATACGAGATCGTTGGTTCACGATTAATCTTCGCTGAAGTCCCACGTGCGGGATCAACATTCGTTGGTTTCTCATACATTGGATCTGACGCAGACGTTATCGCAGCAACCGTTGTCCCACCAATCGAAGCTGGAGACAAACTTGAAATAGACGGTGAAGAATTTGCTCGTGAGGTTGCTCTAATTGAGTCTTCAAACTCACTAATCACATTCGAGTACACTGGATCTGTTAAGGGTAGAAATGCTGCTGCTATCGCTGCTATCACTTCTGGACAGATTACAAATGCTAACCTAACCAACTCTGGTGATGGTTATACTTCACGTCCTAACGTTGACGTTATCTCCTCCTCTGGATTTGACGCTCGTATCAAGGCATTGATGGGTGTTACTAGAATTGATGTTAAGACTTCTGGTATCGGATACGCATTACCAACAGTTGCTATCGATAATGAAGTCCCTGACAGTTTCACAACTCCTGAAGGTGCTCCTATTAACGGTGGATTTGACGTACTCGCTGGCGAAGGATCTGAATACACAGGTGGTGCTGGAGATATCGATCCTGGTACAATCGCAATCACACAAGACCCAGTTAACGTAACAGTTAACCAAGGTTACTCTGCTTCATTCACAGTTGTCTCTACCGTAACTAACGGTCAGACAATGAATTATCAGTGGCAGAAGAAGGAGTATGGCACACAGACATGGAGCAACATCATTGGTGCTAACCAGTCAACATACAATACTCCAAATACTACACAGGCAGACGACAGTGACGAATATCGTGTTGCGATCACTGCATCTGGTGCAACTCCAGTTTACTCACTATCTGCTGTATTGAGCGTCCAGACTGGTGCTACAGTCCTAAGCAACTTCTTACCAACACAAATCTTTGATGACATCTAAATAACTCAATGAGTGCAACAGCAACCTACAACGAAGCGACTAAAGTCTTGACGGTGGCATCCAATGGATTACCATCGCCAGTGTCTCATGGCACGTTTCCTAACGATAACAACCCTAATGTACCTACTGAGCAAGATTTCGATCACGATTTCTTGTATAGAGGTGGCACATTTGGTACTTCTAGGACGTTTGACTCCAATGTTTATACACATGATGGATTCATTCGATCAATAACACTGTCAGTAACGGATCTTACTGTATTCACTGGGAATAATATTCAACCTGGTGACCACTTAATGTTTAAGTTTAGTGATGGATTACACTTAAGATATCTTTACAAAGGCACTGAGTTTACTTCTATTGCTGGTGAGTGCTGGTTGGCAGCAGATGATAGATTAGATTTGATCATGGATACACAGGAGATAACTCCTGTTAATGGTACATATGAGTATTGGGATAGCAGAAACGGAAGAACTCAAACTCCACTGGGGAACATAGGAATTGCTGGCAATGGAGTTGCTATTTTTAACCCTTCTGCTGGATCAGGACTCAATCCTCCTGCTGGATTCAGTTGGGTTGCTGCTGGAGATGCACCTTTTGTTAATTCTGGAGAAGATAGTTGTGGTGGACATCCCACACAGTCAGGTGAATACCATTATCATGACCCACATTTCTTAGATTGTTGGAAAACTAATTCAACAATGGCAAGTTATAACGATTATTATGGTAATACACAGTTTAATGGTAATAATATTCGTCATCCAGATGGTCATTCTAAGATAATTGGCATATGTTTTGATGGATTTCCCATCTATGGTCCTTTTGGATATGATGATCCATTCGATAATTTGAGTGGTACTCGTACAATGAGGACTCAATACGGTATTAAAGACCAAGAAGCACCTGGTAGACCCGATTATGGCACGGATTCTGACAATCCACCTGCTGGTGCACTCATGGAAGACTATGAATATGTCGAAGGTAGTGGAGATTTAGATATTCATAACGGTAGATATTGCTTTACACCTGAATATCCCACTGGAACCTACGCATATTTCCTAACAGTAGACCCTGATGACAATGATATAACAAAATTCCCTTATATCATTGGTAATACAACTAGAGAAACTATTGACACCACGTTCACTGTAGCACCTGTATCATCTGGTGGTGATGGTGGAGACGGTGGAGACCCTCCAATCCCTCCAACTTTACAATTTACACTACAACCACAGAATGTTACTATCAATGCTGGTCAAACTGCTACCTTCAACATACAGAAGTTAGTAATACCAGAGGACGGACCTGTATCATACCAGTGGTATAGATCTACTGACGGTGGTTTCGCATTTGCTGTCATCACAGGTGCTACAACAGACACCTATTCTCTAACTGCACTACCCTATATGACTGGGTATCGCTTTAGATGTCGTATATCTGGTCCAAATGGTGCACCAGTACCTGCTTCTAACTCACCATTAGATTCACAAGCAGCAATATTGACAGTAACTGGTGCTGGTGATGGTGGAAGCACTGCTAATAGATTCGATAGTACTGCAGCTACTATGGATTCTACCTTACAATCATATGATGGTACCTAAATAATCCTGTAATCAAGTATTCAAATGGCTAAACAAACACTCAGTATTGGTACTACCGCTAATGACGGCACTGGCGACAGTCTGAGAGATGGTGCTATCAAATTGAATCAAGTCATTGATGAGATTTACACCAATCTAGGTAACGATACCAATCTTCAAGTCAACGTAGGTGCTCCTACGAATGGACAAACACTAATATGGAATGGTGCTCAGTTTGCTGAGAGTCATTTCTCTGCATTTACAGCTGATGTAGATGTAGCAGGTCAGAAAATCGTATCATCTAACAATGGAGACATAGTTATACAACCAAATGGTAGTGGTGATATAAAATTCTGGGCAGCAAACACTGGATCGGCACTTACCTATATTGATGGTGCTGATGGTAAACTAAAATGGTCTAATGACTTTGCAACATCTGGTGATTTACCAGCATTTACTGATCATAAAGGAATGTTTGGTGTTGTTATCGATGAGGCTGCTGCATACTATGCAACTAATACAGCGTGGACTAAGATAATAGACACGACATGTAGTGTAGGGATGCTTGATGACGTAGATATGACAGTCGGTGGAGGTCCGAGTGATGGTCAAGTACTTAAATGGTCCGCTTCAAATACTAAATGGGAGCCTGCTAATGATGAGGCAGGATCTGGTGGAGGCGGTGGTACAACTCAAAACTTATTTGAAGGAATCACTGCTGACACTGGTAGTACTACTGCTAGTGCTCCTACTGATGTTCTTACAGTTGCGGGAGGCACTGAAATCTCGACTTCAATCGTCGGAGACACCCTCACAATAAACATGACAGGGGCATTGGGTGATGCAAACCAAAATGCCTATGGTGTAATTGGAAGTGATTCAGGAAATAAGACAGCAAGTAGCACTACTGCTACTATTAATATCATTGGTGGCACTGGAGTATCTACTGCTATCTCTGGAGATAACCTCACAATAACCAATGACGCTCCAAACGTATCACAGAATATATTCCAGACAATCGCTGGTGATTCTGGTACAACTGCTGCTGGAAGTGCAACTACTACATTAACTGTAGCGGGTGGTAATGGAGTTACAACTGCTGCAACAGCAGATACGTTGACTGTAAACGCAGATCTTTATACCTCTTCTACTCCTGCCAATAATAACAATATCATATACAATGGTACTTCATGGGATCCTGTAGTAAGTCCTACAGTTGGTTTTACAGTTACTGCACCTACCATGTCTGATTATCAATTCTCAGGTGGTGGTATGGATTCATCAGCAAATAATCCAACAATCTATGTTTATAGAGGATTTACATACAGATTTAATAATTCATCAGGTGTAGCACACCCATTTGAATTGAGACAGTCAGCAGGTGGTGCTGCTTTATCTGTTGGTGTTACTGGATCTACTACAGGAGTCCAATATTATACTGTGCCTCAAAATGTTGCTGCTGGCACAACCTATGTTTATCAATGCACACTCCATCCTGCAATGGTTGGTAATATAGTAATCGTCTAATATGGCAAGAACAGTCCCTGGATCTGGAGCACAAATATTCCCTGTATTTAATAGTATATCAGGGGTAAGGGATGTCTATGTGATTAGTCCTGGTAGTGGTTATGATCCTAATGATCCACCTAGACTTCGTATTGACAATTGTGGTACGCCTATTAGGGATGCTGTACTAAGACCTGTCATAGAAGGTGAAGCAGGGGAGATTACTGCTGTTGAGGTGTTAGATCCTGGTGAAGGATATAACCCATTAAGATTGGTAATTGAAGATGATGGATCAGATAACCATGCAGATGGTATAGTCTACCTTAAAGAAGACGGTAGTATAGATTTCATTCAGATGACCACACCTGGTGATGGTTATTTTGATGCTACTGCTCGTATTGAAGGTGGTGGTGGATCAGGGTCTGAGTTAGTACCAGTAACAGGATTGATAACTGGTCTTTCTATTGAAGAGCAAGGTAGAAACTACACTGAAGAGGACGTTAACCTTATCATTTCAGGTGGTGGAGGACAGGGTGCAACTGGTGTTGCTGCTGTTAATCCATTCGGTCAGGTTACATCTATTACTCTAACAAATCAGGGTGAATTCTTTGAAGATCCTCCTCTTATACAGATAATAAAAGGCGGTGGATCTGGTGCAACGGCCGAAGCGTTTATTAACCTCGGAAAGATTACAAACATTGACCTCTTGGCAGGTGGCGGTGGATATAGCACACCTCCAGAGATTATCTTTACTAGGGATACTAACCTTATTAGAGAAGCAAGAGTTAGACAGTCGTTAAATGCAGTTACATATAACCTTACAGGTATAACATCTGATCTAACATCAAGTCAAACAGAAATACCAGTTGAAACTACTGCTCCTTTCCCAGGTTCAGGTAAAATCCTACTTGGTAGAGAGTTAGTTAGATATACAGGTAAACTTGAAGCTGGTGTAGACGGTGCAACATACGATGCTTTCACTGGATGTGATAGAGGTATTAACTTCCGTTTTGACCAGAAGGTTATATTAGATAACTTACAGGATGATCCTAATACTGGGTTATCTGCTTATAGTTTTAGTGTTACTGACAAAGTAAGAAGGGTTGAAGAGTCATCTAACAACCGAGTTGCTATTGTATATGACTGGGATGTTGCTCAAAGAGCACTCTACTTAACCTTTGAGGTTGATGAATTAGCATTCATTGATGCTGGTAGATCTAATGAGAAAGCAAAGAATATAGCATTCGTTGCAGGTACTTCTGGATCATCTGGCACAGGTATTGAGCCTCACGTTTTAGTTGAAAAGGAAGGAAGTGACATTGTTACTTTCACTGTACCACTAGGACTCATCCTCAATAGAGCATTTGAAGATGATGATGAAGAGTATACTGATAGTGAAGGTGTACAAAGATTTGGTGATGGTATCATTGACC